GATCCCGATGACAAGGTTGGCGCCACTGCCTTGCATCGCGACATCGCCAGCCAGTTGGGCGGTCGCCGCCACTGGATTGTCCATCCAGTTGTGAAGCCACTCGACGGTCTTGCCAAGTCCGACCAAGAACTCCGCCATCGCTTGCGCTGCGACGTGCGTGACCTCGGTCAGATAGATCATCGCCATCCCGATCTCGTCCTTGTGCTCGATGATGAACGTGGTCAGTTCCTTGATCGCCGCGACCGACGCCTGGTCGATCGCTTCCACGATCGGACCGAAGGCTTTGCCGATAGCCATGTCGGATTGCTGGGTCGCCATGTTCAGGGCGTTGGCGCCCTGCATCCCTTCCGGACTGAACGAGTGCGCGAGGTCCTTGATCCGTGCCATCTCATCGTTGGCTGCGCCGAAGAGTTGCTTGCCGACGCCGATGGCAAAGCCGACGCCCGCGAGCGATGTCAGCGCAGACATCCCGCCTTGCAACTTGTTGAGCGATGCCATCGCCTGGTTCACTCCGGCAGTAACGCCAGAGCTGTCAGCGGTCAGGGTGAGGACGGACTTAAACTCATTGGCCATTGATGCGCCCCATGAAGTCTTCGATGCCACGACGGCGCCACGGCAGCAGTTGCTGTGGCGACTGGTTAGTCATCGCGCAAGCAAGCGTGGCGAGGAGGTACTCGATCCGCTCCAGCGTGGTGTGCTCGCTTGCAAGTGCGGCGTCGGCGTCAAGGTGTGGCATCAGTCTCCAGAGCCGCTTTTCAGCGGCGGTGTAGGGTGTGGGCGAAGCACCTCCTGCGCGAGCGTGTTACCGTCCGCGGCATCGAGGTCGAGCGCCTCGTCCCTGGTGAGGTCTGCGCCGCCGACATGGCGCACGCAGCGAACCCACCACAGCTTGTCGGATGTGTCCGCCTCCACAGTGTCGCGGAGGGTTGGTCTCCGGACCTCAAGGGTGAGCGACGAGTACTCCAGGGTGACGGGTCGGTAGGTGGTCATGCGGTGATGGTGATGGTTTCGGAGAAGCTGATCGAGTAGATGACCGCATCGCTGCCGTCGTACTTCAACTCCGCGCCGGTGATGATGACCTTCATGGTGGTGGTCCCAGCAGCCGAGTCGGTGATGACTAGCGTGGCCGGTTCAAGAAGATCGATCGCTTCGATCGATGTGGTGAAGTTTGCAGCAAGCGTCCCGAAGTACGCATCACAGGAGCCGCTCCGCTTCACGCGACCGGGACCGCTGTAGATCTTGGTGTCCGAGATCGCCGTCATATCGAACTCTGCCGCCTGGCGAGACATGGTGATGTTCCGGACTGGGATGCCGTTCACGGAACCTGCACCGATCTTGAAGGTGAGTGTGCCGCCGTAACCAGCCATTGCGCGAGTTGCCATTATTCTGTCTCCATAACGAGGAAAGATGTAGTGAGAGTTACGACGCGCTCGGCGTCCCCTTGCCCGTCGTCGGGCGTTGCCATACCGGAGGACATCGACGCCGACGTGAGGACGAAGTCGAGCTTGCCGACTACCCACTTGCCGTCAATGGCGCCGCGCACACTCCACGCGAGATCCCACGCGGTGATGAGTGAATCGGCGACCGCTTCCCAGCGGACCTCGATCGCGGTGACCTCGTTGATTGTTCCGTCTGTCTCGACGCTGAAAGAAGCGCTGGTGATCTCGTACGACATGGCCGGCGTGGGTGATCCCTCGCGCCGCAGGTCGGGACTCAGGACGAGGCCCGCCACGGTGGTCGCGCGGGTGTAGAGCGCCTGATAGAACTGTGCGCCGGGAGAGCTCATTGCTGCCACCAGTCGGCGTTCGAGAACTTGGGCTTCGCCGCCCCGGCCTTGCGTCCGTCGATCTGATACCACGCCAAGCGCTGCGCGTGTTGCGCTGCGATGGCTGGCAGTCGTTCCTTCGCGAGCCGCGCGATCGGCTCAGAGATGTGCCGGCCAAGGATGCGCTTGCGGTTCGCGATGACCCCGCCGCGCGCGGACTTCATGGCTGACTGCTTGCTTGCCCAGGCTGCGCGGCGGTGCGCCGTGTCGGCTGGGTTGTTCTGTCGGAACCAAACGCGCGCTTGGTGGCGCACCTGTGCCACGCGCTGCCGTGCGTACTTGGTGCCTTCGGTTCCCATCAGCACCTCGTGCGCGATCTGTCCCTCCCCAGTCACGCGGGCAACCTCGTCCTCTCGCTTCTCCGTGTCGCGCGCGCGCGCGTCGCGCGGGGTGTAGACGGAGTTCGATCCCCCGCCGTAGTGCTGGTATCCGCGTTCAAGCAGGTGCCACAGTTTGACCGAGCCGCCGCGCTTGTAGTTCGTGCCGACCATCACGGTGGCCACGCCCTTGCGCCCGCCGCGCTGGCCGACGAAGACGCGCACCTCTTGGGCTGCTGCGATCTTCCTGGTGATCTTGCCGCGGCGGCGCTTGGCCTTGCGCCAGGCGCGGCGCAGTTCGTTTCGTACTGGGTTCGCTGCTTCGCGCGCGGCCTGTGCGTAGACCTTGGCGCGACCCGCGAGGGTGAGCCGTTCGATGTATCCGTTGATCACCTTGAGGTCGACCTTGGCAGCGATCATGGGACGATCTCCGCAGCAAGGATCCGCAGGCGCCGCTTGCGCCCCGCGTCGGGATCGGTCACGCTCATGATGTTGTAGATGCTTTGGCTGACCGTGTGCTTCAGCCGACCCTTCGCCGCGACGCCGTCGTGGTACGAAGACTCGACCGAGATGTCGGTCCGCACGGACACACCGAGATCGTCAAGGACCTCGCGCTGTGACGGTGTGATGGCGCAAGCCAGAGTGACAACGTCCGACCACGTTACCGTCTGCTGGCCTGCGACATCAGTGCTGCGGGTCGGCGTCTGGTAGATCATGCGTTCGCGTCGGTATCCAGCGCCTGCCATGATTCATCCGATGCTGTTGGGGTTGAACATCCGTCTGATGCCGTCGGTGAACCAGGTGGACGGCGAGACAACGTCGTCGCCGCGGAACCCATAGAGCTGGCCGACCTTCTCCATCAGCGCGATCTTCTCGACCTGCGTGATGTTCGCGGAGATCCGGCCAGTCGCTTCCGTGTGCTCGCTCATCGCTGCGTCGATCTGCGCCTGTAGCACAGCATCATCGGTGCTATGAGCGATGTTCAGCCATGCCTTGCACTCTGCTACGGTCGGTACTGGCATAGTTCCCCTTGCGCTGCCGGGACGGTCCGAAGACCGCCCCGGCTGCGAGGATGGCAAGTAATCAGGACTTGATGACGACCGAAACAATCGCGGTCGCGTCGACGGCCTTGGCGTCGGAGCGCATACGACTGGTGTAGCGGATGAGTCCGTTCGACATCTGGGACACATCATCGACGGTGAAGCTCAGCATTGAGCGGTCGATGATGCGGTAGCCAGCCTTGAAGTCACCGTAGAGGCACGACACCGTAGCAGCAGTTGCAGCCGTTGGTGCCCACTCGCTGAGGTAAACAGGCTTGCCGAGGAACAGAGCGACGGCCCCGTCCTTCAGGATGTTGCCGTTCTCACCGTTCAGCAAGTACTTGCCGCTTGCAGCGCTGCCGACGATCGCAGCCCAGACGGTCGAGTGCATCAGCCATGATGCGTTCGCCTGGTATGGGGTTGGCAACTTGTACGCAGCCGTGACCAAGTCCGCTACCGTTGGCAAGCCAGTAGCCGCCGTGGTGCTGGTCGTGGTCCAAGTCGCCGCGAAGGCGCCCATCGGCTGGCTGCTTCCAGTGCCGTTGATGTAGTAGTTCTCCCAGAGTCGCGAGTGAGCACGTGCGTGCTCGCTCACCACCTGGCTCGCAACATCCCACACGGTGTCCTGCAATGCTTCTTCCGTGACGTCGGTCAGCGCGCCGGACTTGTAGCTCTTGAATGAGAGCTTGGTCGCGGTGAAGTCGGTCGATGTGTACGCCGCCTTTTCTGCCAGCAGAACAGCGGTCTGGCGCGTGCCGATCACTTGGATATCGGTATCGAGTCCGCGGGTCTCAACGGTTGCCAAGCTACGCATCACGGACTCTTGGTCGAGTGCCTTGACGAACTCACCGCTGAGGGTCGGCATCGTTTGCGAGGCGGTGGCATTGCCACCCGTCACGCTCAGACCGATGGACCGGTTCTGTCGGAAGCCAGTGCGGAACCACTCGCGCTGCTCGTCGCGGACTGGAGGCGTGATGCGACGAACAACGGCGAGCGGTGCCGAAGGCGCGACTGCCAACGGTGTGGCGGCGCGGTTGGTGAATGCAGCCTGAGCGCCAGCGATGCGCTCCTCGCACTCGGTGACTTCGTCCATGATGGCGAACTGGCGCTCATCGGTGGCGGTGTTGTATTCAGCGTTAAGCTCGGCAATGCGAGCGCGATCTTCTTTGACGGACATAGCGGGTTTCCTTTGGTGGTTGCGAACGGTTGCTGACGTACCTGGGTACGCAGCGCTTTCGACCAAACTCACTTCGTGGAGCGTGGCCTTAGTGATCGTGCGGGACGTATTGCCGTCCCAGATATCTGCGAGTGCGACGAAGCCGATCGACATCTGGTCGACCACCCCGCGGCGAATGAGGTCGCGGATCTCGTCCGCGCGCGGGCTCGTGCCCAAGTCGGCGACAAATGCGATCCCCTTCGCGTCCTCTGTAATCGTGAGCGATCCGCCGCGCGTGTTCGCGAGCGGGTCGGTGTGGTCATGCATCCACCACAGCGAGACGTTCCCGTCGGGCTGTAGTGCGCCCGGCTTGATCCGTTCGCGGAACGTGCGTCCGCGCTCGGTGATCGGCAGCGACCACGAGTCGAACAGCGCCGCGTATCCGCGGACCGTCCCGTCCGTAGTCGGTGCCAGTTGTGCGCGGAGTTCTCGCATCATTGCAGGCCGTCCGATTCAATGGTGACGCCACTCATCACCGGCTTGGGTTCCCAGAGACCAGGCAGCGGCGAGTATCCAAGTCGCACGCGGACGTCGTTCGGACTGAGCACGCCGACTTCGACGAACTTTCCGTACGCCTTGCCAGCCGTTCGGAAGTCTCCTTCCAAGACGGGCGACCAGTCCCAACGTGCACGGAGACCAGGTCGCAAGAGCTTGTTACTGATCTCCGCTTCCCAGGTCGTGGCCCAGATTTCCAAGCACGACGAGACGTACGACTGTGCGATCTCTGGCTGGGTGCGCGCCTCGCTCATGTCGAGGTACGCGGCTGGTACGCCGAACATATTCGCGACCACGCGGGCGCCCGCGGCGCGGAGCTCGATCATGTCCTTGCCCCACGACGGCGAGAGCGCGGTCACGGTCATGCCTTCGCCGACGAAGATCGGTGTGCCGGCTGCGGCTGCGGTCATGTGTCCCGACATGAAGGCGGTCCGCATGGCGTCGCGCGTCGCAGGTTGGAGCGCGCCGGGATGACTGAAGACGAGCTTGCCGTATCCGCCGCTCCGGGTGTATGCGTTCCAGGCTGCTTCGGTTTGTGCTACTGCGTCGAGGCTTGTCGCCGCCGCGCTCAGGACACTTGTGCCCCAGTACGGATTGCCTGGACTCGGCGCGCCCTTGAAGTGCAGCATCGAGGCGTAGTCGATCTCGGTCCCGGAGTACGTCCAGTGGAGCACGCCGTTACTGTCTTCGTTCAGGCTGACGGCTGAGCTTGCGAGCGGGCGCAGCGCGACGGGCTGGCCCATTGAGTCGGTGACGATCTGCGCGAAGGCGTTGCCGGAGAGCAGCGCTTCGGAAGCCATCCATCGGCGGAAGTCTGTTCCGCTGAGCTCGGCCTGCGCCGCAGTCGTGAAGAGCGCGGTGATCGTCGAGTCTTCGACCATCGTCTGTTCAGCGTCGCGCACCACCAGCGGGCAGCGCGCGACATCGTTCGCGATCAGGTTCATGCATCGCTGCACGGACGGCAGCGCCGCGACGTCTGCTCGGACGTAGTTCGACGGAGAGTCCCATCCGATGTTCATCGGTGGAGACTTGAAGCCGAAGAGTTTGAACAGACGGTTCATGCCGCTTAGTAACAACAATCGCGGCAGCGATGTCAATGGGTTCCCGTTGAAGTGCAGCGGAGATTCTCAGAATGAGATCTTGCCGGGATCGCCGTACAGACTCTCGGTCATGAGCTCGCGATCGTTGAGCACCTTGATGCACATGCAGCACGCGGTGACGGCGTCGATGTTGCTGGTGCTGCGCCCCTTGCTCGGCACGCTCAGACCTCGGTCGGTTGGTACTACGCGCGTGTGCGACAAGTTCGCGCGGAGCACCGGATCGGGTGCGAACTGGATGCGACGCCCGCGCACGGCGTCGCTCCAGACTGCCCACGCCGAGCCCATGTAGATGTGCGTCTGAGGCGCGCGCGACCACCGCCATCCGTGTCGCTTCTCCATCGCCTCGCACCAGGCTGGCGCCTTCCCTGCTGGGTCCGCAACCCAGTGCCGTAGGTCGACGATCGAAGCGATCGCCATGACCCGCGCCTCCAGTAGCGAGTAGTCAATGGTGTCCCCGCACACCTCCAGGAGTCCCGCGTTCCGCCACTCGCGCAGCGGCTGCCGGCACTTGAGTTCGTCCGATTCGATGTTGGTCCCGGCCCAGTAGTGGTACGACCTGGAGCGTATTCGGACGCCGTCCCACACCGAGACATTGATCGAGGTCAGGTCTGTCTGCTGACCGCTCCAACCGCCCTGGCTGAAGTCGACTCCGACCACTGCCGGGAAGCCGCGGAAGTCGGAGAGGTCCCAGTCCTCCACGCACGCGTCGAACAGACTGAGCGGCATGGCGCCCGCGAGGTCATCGGTGAAGGTCGCGAG